GTATCTGAGCCCCGAACACAACCACAATGATGTACCGCTGACACAAGATTCTTTGGTTGCGGAATTACACAAAGATGGATGCGTTTTGGTTAACGTAGCAATCGCCCAAGCACGCCTGGAATCTAATCTCGGCAAGAGCAATGTGGGTAGAACTGCAAAGAATATGTTTGGTATTACTTACCACAACTGCAAGTATGTCTCCGGCAAGTACGGTCCATACGCAACCTACAAAACGTATCGTGATAATATCAAATGCTACATCCACATCCAAGACTATTATCTCCGGGCTATCGATGGCAGATATGCTTCAGCACCGGATTACATTCAAACAATAAGAAAAATCAAATAACCATGATATACATCGAAACAAGACAACAGACAGAAATCCGTCTCGGTATTGTAGAAACAATCGAGGACGTGATCGGAGTCCCCAGGGAGCTGTGGGAAATGAAAAGAAGCCGTTTAAACGAGGAAGTAATGATTCGCCACATATACATCTATATGTTGCATAACTACGGCAAGTTTACATTGCAGACCATAGCAAGGATTGTAGGATTGAAAAATCACTGCACGGTTATTCAAAGCATTAACCGGACCAAGGAATGGTTCGAGGACGAGCAATACGATTACGAAAGAAATTTACTGGAAGAAATAAAAGAAAACTATGAACAAAGAATTAATAAAACTGCTGAGTCACTTGCTCGATAAGACCGATCCGAATTGGTCTCAGAACCCGGAGCTAATCGATGCCATGAATAAATTACACGAGAGAAAAACATTCGCTCCACCCACACTCCAGGAAGTAATTGAGGAGCTGGGCAAGCAACGTGTGTTCAATCATGTAGTTCAGGCAACTAAGTTTTGGAATTTCTATGAGGCCAAGAACTGGATGATAGGAAAAAACAAAATGAAAAATTGGAAAGCTGCCATTAAGACTTGGAATTTCGAAAAAGAAAGTATATTTTTGTAAACTTGCTTATGAAAAAGACCATACATTCAATTGCAGTTGCACTATACATCATAGTATTAATCTATGCCTCTTACTGGTGTTTCTACGTATCCTTTAAGAACATGGATGATTTAGTCGAACAAACAACAAAAAAGAAATGAAAATACCTGAAATCAAGGAGATACGATTCTCCATCTGCAATCACAACCCCAGGGCACAAAGCATCTGCGAGCCCGATGAGAAATTAAATCTGAATGAATTTTATCAGAACATCCAAAAACAAATAATACAAATCTATGAATCTACGACAAGCACTGAGACTCAAAAAGGACTTTGGGTTTCAAAAGAAAACCGTTACAACAACTGAGAGCGGTAGTAACAAAGTATTCCATTATTTCGAAAAGGATATTAATGGAGTAAGTTTGATGATCAGCAATGACGAAGGAGATAAAGAATGGCACGGTTCTATCTTTGATTACCCCATTAAATTCTACACTCCGGCTAGCTTCAGAGGGTTGATCCTATCCATCATGGAAGGACACTGGAATGAGTAAACTTGAGTATGTAAATCGTGATAACAATGTAATTACATTTACCAAGCTGGAGGACCAGTCAGTTATCATGGAAGGTGTAGAGTATCTTCGTGCTTCTTATGATCAGGACTTGTATGGACCTAACGATAATATCTACACTATGGTTGATCCATCCGGTGGACCTTACTTGCAAAAAGGTATGTCTTTGAAACACATCAATTCCAATTGGTATCACCTGATTATCCGATACTTCACCATACATGATAATAAGATTCATATACACTTCTATCCGGATACCATCTCAGCAAATATAACCAACGAGGTTCCGATTTGGAAGATATACAATACCGATGGAGAGGTAATAGCTAAGAAGAATACCTACGAGAAGGCAGTTAAATTTATAGAAAGTAAATACGATTACGATGAATTCGGACAAGCTTGTAAGGTTGGGAATTGATTTAAGAAACAGATGGAGCGGAGAGGTTAAGACTCTCTGCCCCAAATGTTCTAATCAAAGGAAGAAAAAGAATGATCCTTCATTGGGTGTCAATATAGATACCGGTGTTTGGAAATGTCATCACTGCGGATGGTCAGGTTCGGTTAATCAGTATGTGAGGCCCGAACCTAAGAAACCTATCGAAACCGATGGGATTTACACGTACTTTGAGAAACGTAAGATTACCAAGGAAACAGTGGACTTCTTTGGAATCACTGAGTCAACCGAATGGATGCCCCAGGATCAGAAAGAACACAAGGTTATTTGCTTTAACTATTTTCTAAACGATGAACTTATCAATATTAAATTTAAGACCGCTGACAAGAAGTTCAAGATGGTCAAAGACGCACGAAAAATCCCTTACAATGTGGATTCAATCAAAGACTCTGAGTATGTTATCATATGCGAAGGAGAAGAAGAAACAATGGTCTGGCATCAGTCTAACCTCAGGGCAGTTTCTGTGCCTAACGGTGCTAGTCGGAACAACAATAACTTGGATTGGCTTGATGCTACTTATGACCTTTTTGAGTCAAAGATAATTTACCTTGCAACCGATAACGATGAACCCGGTAGGAAACTGCGCCAAGACATAGCACGTAGGTTCTCTAGCCATGATATCCGTATCATAGATTTTCCGGAGAGCGAGAAGGATGCCAATGATTGTCTGAAAAGATACGGACAAGACTTCATAGCTCGTCTGTTCCATGATGCTAAACCTCTTCCGGTGGAAGAAATATCTTATGCCCTTGACTACTTGGATACCATCAAGTCTTTTCAGACCGATGGGTATCCTGTTGGTGCTTTAGTGGATATGTCTGAGACCGATAAGCATCTGTCATGGAACCGGGGAGAACTCGGTGTAGTTACAGGAATTCCAGGATCAGGAAAGTCGACATGGCTCGACTATATGTTTGTTCGCCTTGCCTACCTAAAGAACTGGAAGTTTGGAATCTTCTCCACTTTTGGTTCTACAATGTCGAGACCATGGAAGATTACTCATTAACTAATCTGCTGCGCCTGGCTGAGATGCTTGTTAAGAGGCATGGTATCGATTGTCTATGCTTAGATCCGTTTAACTATATCGAGCAAGATGGAGATGAGGAAAGTTCCAACGAGAGAATCGGTGGGCTGCTGAGAAGACTGAAGAAGTTTGCCGTTAAGAACAATGTCTGCGTAGTACTTGTGGCTCACCCAAGGAAGATGGATAAGTCTGCCAATGGGTATAATGTGCCTAGACTATACGATATCAGCGGATCCCATCACTTCTTTAACGTTCCGGACTGGGGCTTGGCAGTGCATCGCTCTTTCCAAAACGGAGAGAAGGATCCGGTGGAAGTATACGTACAGAAAATCAAATACCACTTCCGTGGAAAGCTGGGCCGGGTTGATTACGAATTCAATCGTGCAACTGGTCAGTACAGCGAGGATGGGAAGTTTAACAATTTAATACACCTGAAAAATGATAGCGATACTGATGAACATAATCTGTTCAGCTCACAAGAAGCGTGGGGAAGAGGTGCAGGAATTCAACCTCAGTCCACACTACTATAAGAAACTGAAATCTAAAGAATTTAATTATCACGGAGTCCCAATCCCAATCGTATGCGAAGGATGGATTAAAGTGAAAGACTACTACTACTTAGAACTAGAAACAACACATGGCATTTTATACACCAATCAAATAACATACACACTGAAATGATTAAAGTATACGACATAGAAACATTCTCCAATTGTTTTACATACATAGACTACGATCCCAAGGATCAGACATTTAATGAATTTGTTGTCTGCGAATTCAGAAACGATTTAGATAGCTTTATCGCCTACATGGACTCGCTAAGAAAGAATAAAGCCGGAATGGTCGGATTCAATAACGTGAACTTTGACTGGCCAATAGTTAAAGCGTTATGGGAAGGACAGATTCGTACTGCCGAGCAAGTCTATTCCATGGCTCAGGAGATAACTTCCAGGGAGAAAAAACAGTATGTCAAGCAAGATATACCACAGCTTGATTTATATTTGCTGAATCATTATGACAACAAGGCACGTTCAACATCACTGAAGGCACTTGAGGTTTCCTTGGGATGGAACAATGTGATGGATATGCCCTTCCATCATACTGAGAAAATAGATAAGATAAAATTATCTAAGGTACTAGAGTACAACAAGAACGATGTACTCTTTACCGCAAAGTTCTATGAGAAATGTTCTGAGAAGATTGAACTCAGAAAAAAAATCGGTAAGAAATATAATTTGAATGTTTTGAATAAATCTGATGTGGTTATTGGAGAGTCTATCTCTCTTAAGTACATGAG